GCAGTCGAGGAATGGGAAAAGTCAGACGAGGCTAAGAAGCTTAGACGAGCTAGCGCAGCAAGTAAAGGTCAAACAAATGTCTACTATAACGACATGCGTGACTTTATATACAATAACGCATTAGATGAGAAGATAAACAAAGAGAGAGCTGCACAACTAAAAGAACGCTTAAAGAAAACAGCAGGTCAGCGCCTACTAGAAGACATTAGAAGCTTTTTACCAGACTTTAGTGGTGAAGGAACTTTACTCGACACTATAACTAAAGGTTTCAGAGACGGTGGTATATCAGATGGTCCTGAGGAAGGATACCCTGTAACTCTACACGGTCGTGAACTTATAATACCACTATCTGCTAGCGAGAGCGAGAGACTAACAAGCCTGAACTTTAATGCTAAAAACATTGAGTTCAACGCTAAGTCATTCATATTCGACTATGGTGAGGGAAGCTCTGAGAAGACTTATGTTGTTGGCTCTAGTAGTGAGGGTGTAGTCTCGGGTGGAGCAACTGCTTCATTTAGTAACCCATTCTCTGGTATATCTAGTAGTCTAAACATGTCAGGGTCTAGTAATTTATCTGGCCTCACGGGCGGGTCCGTGGGAGCAAGTTATGGTAACCCAACACTGGACACAAATGTCAAGAGCACACCATTTAATGGAAGCCAGGGTGAGTGGTACAATAAAATGTATAACTCAGTGCTGGCTGCTGCAAAAGCTAAGGGTCTACCAAATCCTGAGATCATAGCACAGCTTGGCGCCGCACAGAGCGCGCAGGAGACTGGTTATGGCCGACACATGGTGGGCAACAACGCCTTTGGAATAAAGGGTCAGGGCACCGCTGGAAGTGTCTCAGCCATGACCAATGAGTTCTCAGGTGGTGGATATATGAGGATGTCACAAAGCTTTGCTGCTTATAATAATCTTGAGGAGTCTGCTGAAGGATATGTGGACTTTATTACCAAGAATAACAGATATGCCGGCGTATTAAATGCCAAGTCATTTGCTGAGGCTGCAACTGCTATAGCTGCAGCTGGATACGCTACAGATCCTTCATACGCCCAGAGCATCTATAATATAGGCAATAAGTCATCTACCCTAGTAGCTTCTAATAAGAATGATGGTAATATCATGGGAAGCGCTGCAGTTGTGACAGCAGCATATGAGCAGAGTAAGAAGAATGCGGCTCTTCCTATAATTCTACAGAATTCTAGTGGAGCTAAAGCTGACACAGACACTGTAGCATTTATTCCAGGTAAAGACTACCCATTAGCTTACAGACTAAAAGAGTCTGCTGGACTACAGCAATAAAAAAAGGGGAGCCGAAGCTCCCCAGTGTCCTAGGTGTTAAAGGAACAAATCACCTAGCTAAGCTCTTAAAGAACTCCAAGCCATCATCGTCATCGTCATCTGCGATAGGAGCAGGTGCGGACTTAAATGCTGGAGCAGACGTCTCTGGCGCATCATAGTCATCACCGAGAGAAGGTGCAGCCTTAGCGCGAGCAGCTGCTGGAGTCATACCGAGTGTCGAGTCGTCACGACCAAGCACCTTGTTTAACTTAGCCTTGAGCTCATCATAAGACTTGAAGTTCTTGGGGTCAAGAAACTCTTGAAGAGAGTGTTCCTGCTTCCAGATTGACTCCATCTCACTATCTTCAGCAAGAGGACCTGGCTTAGCAAACTCTGACTTATCGTAGTTACGATATCCCTCGACATTACGAATCTTAAGCTTGAAGTTAGCACCAGCCCATAAGTCAAATGGGTTCATAGCGTCTTCATCGGCAAACTCTGGGTTCATTGCCTCGTTGAGCTTATCAAAGATCTTCTTACCATACTTGAACAAGAACACCTTGCCTTCATTCTCTGGGTTCTGTTGGTCAGTGATGACATAAACGTTAGAGATAAAGTTGAGCTTACGCTTCTGTGCGCGAGCTATCTCTTTGTCTGAGTCGAGGCCTGAGTTCCAGAGTTGAGAATTAAGTTCACCAACTGGGTCTTGTTTGCCGAGTGTTGTGAGGGAATTCTCGATGTACCATGAACCGGTTGGACCCTTAAAGCCGTGCTCGAAGAGGCGAACGAATGGCATATCCTCGCCCTGAGGAGGCGGGAGGAAGCGGACGACAGCATAACCGTTACCTGCCTTATCTACGTTGGGGTACCAGAAGCGATCATCTTTGCGGTTCTCTGTTTTACCGCCAGAGTTAAGCTTTGTAAGCTCTGCTGTGAGACGCTCAAGTGACGACTTACCAGAATTTGATTTAAGTTGACTAAAGTCCATATGTATTCTCCGTATTAATAATATTGATCGTATTTTACTATTTGAGCCGTATAGCGCTCAAACTTATTTATCTTTCCTGGAGTCGAGATATTTAATATAGAGACCACGCTCACGCCCGTAAGCCTCGATCTCCCAAGGAAGGAACCAGTAGTCTAGCTTGTCGCGATTATAGACCTTTCCATTAAAGCGACTCTTTGAACCACAGGAGTAGTCAAACAGTTCGTTCTTAGCGAACTGCTTAAGGTGAACCATCTCGTGCGCTAGTAGCTGCAGTAGGTCTTCAGCCTTTAGTGATGGCCTAACTACTATCTCAAACATGCGAGGTGATTTGCTGTTATCCATCCAATCGCAGTAACCATCTATGCCTTTAGACAGATGCTTCTTAGATAGAATAATCTTTAGCTCTACACAAGAGCTAAGTTTATCAGAGAGCAGATACCCGGCAAAGGTCTCAACGGCCTTGCGGATATCTTTCTTTTTAAGATGCTTAGCCTTACCCTTGATCTCTATCAACATGCATATCTCCTACATTCTTAATGTAGCACACAATTAGAGATATGTACACTAAAAAGGTAGGCTAACAGTTGACTTTTTCATAAAGTTAAGCTCCTCGGCCTCCATGAGTATCTTTGACTTGAAGACTGGATCCTTTTTAATGACAGAGGCGACATACTCTACCTCGACGTTGTTCTTCTCACACCAGAACACTACCGCGTCTATGTACTCGACATTAGTCTTGCGTCTCATGGTATCAATATCATCCATGAACTTTGCTAGATCGAAATTTACCTTCATGTCATTCCTTTAAATTTTGGTGGGGCCACCAGGACTCGAACCTGGAACCAGACCGTGTATTTGGTGGACCGAGTAGGATTCGAACCTACGATCGCACTGTTATGAGCAGTGAGCCTTACCGCTTGGCTATCAGTCCATTAATCTAAAACATTCTCTTTTGCTTCTTTAAGCATCTTTGCCTTTAAACTCTTTTTACTGGCAAAGAGGTTATAAAAATACTCGAGAGTTGTCGGTGAATTCTTATAACGCTTAGTAGAAGATATAGCACTCTGATAAGACATCATTTTTTGAGTATTTTGAAAATACTTAAAGACTATCTTCTCGTTTGTATGGAACTTAATAAAAGCTAGTGTGTCGTCTTCTTTAAATGACAAGCTTTCATTTTTCATATGAAAACTCCAACCAACAAATCTAGGCCACTTTGCTATATTAACAGTTCCAGGTATTACTACTGTGTTATCAATAAAGTCATTGGATGATAGATGAGCTTGCATTACACTGATTTGTAAGTCGTCTAACTCTGTTAAGAATAGATATCTATCATTTAAAATAACTAGTCTATCTTCCATAGATCTGATACGTACAAACTTATCAAACATAAATTGATCATAGTAGTGTGTACGCAAAAGTCCATTTTCTAGATATAAGTCATAATCAAATGGAGCATTAAGAGAGAATAGGTTATTAGTATAATCTCTAAATGCAGGGCAGCGATGATAATCCATTCCTTTATTCTTATCAAGAATATGACTAACAGGAACTGGAGGTTTTGCTCTAATTCCTATAGCCTCTGATACTATTCCATTATAATCGTCAGTACCAGGACCAACGTGATCATTTAATATGTTTTTAGTCCAGTAAACTGTTATCATTAGTAATCTGTAGTTTCTAGGTGTGTACGAAAGAACTTCTTTAGCTCTTTTTGAAAGAACTCAGGAGACATTGTTGCGTATGTGTCATAGAGTTTTTCAACATAGTATCTTGTAATATTAGGCTTGTGACCTTTGGCATAGACGGTATACCCATTTCCTTCTAGAATCTCTATGAGATCTTCGTCTGATCTACCATTTTCAATAACGTCATATCCACGACTCTCTAGCTCATCTATGAGTTCCCAGTCATGGATTTCGTCTAGATCAAAATCAACATCAGTAGTAATAGTCGGCATAACTATCTCCTAGAATTTGGTAGGGGTGGAGGGATTCGAACCCCCTCGAGAACGCTAATCTGGCGCTGAAAGGCTTATAAGGCCTCCCTGTGTACCAACACCCACCCCCAATATTATTTAACCATAATATCGTCACCAATGACTACTGCATCGAGGTCAGAGTCATTAAACAAGGTCTTAGCATCTTCCATATAGCCAGCAATAGGCTTACCATCGACGTTCAAGCTTGTATTGAGTAGCATAGGAATACCAGTCTTCTCACGGAACTTATCGATGATGGAATGATAGACAGAGTACTGTGCATCCTCATTGACTGTCTGGATACGGCAGGTCTTGTCAACATGTTGAATTGAAGGGAAGTCATCGCTGAGGCAATTGACGACATGGAGCATGTAAGGTGACTCGTAGTCGACGTCGAAGTGCTGTCCAGCATATTTTGCGAGCACAGATGCTCCAAAAGGCCGATATGGTTCACGCTTCTTTACCTTTGTATTAATGATGTCTTTACCATCCTTAATAGATGGATCCATCAAGATAGAGCGATTACCGAGTGCACGTGGACCAACCTCACCGTTACCCTGATACCAACCAACGATCTTACCTTGTGCGAGAAGCTCAGCAGTCTTGTCGATCGTAGCAGCAGATGGAGTAGAAGCAGGAGCCTCATCTGACTGCCAGTAAGGGAAGTTAGAGTTATCGAATAGATCCTGTTGGAATAGCTGGCGAAGGAACTCTACGCCGCCAAGCGACAGACCACCATCGTAGCAGTGAGGAGGAATATGAGAGTTAGGGAATGCTTCCTTGATCTTAGTGTTGATAACAGTGTTCTGTGCAGTTCCGCCAGAATACGTGATAACCTCATCGCGCTTAGCAAACTGACGGAAGTATTGTGGCATCTTCTCTTCACCAAACACGTGCAAGAGATAAGCTAGATTGACTAGCTGCTGTTGCTCGCTTGGTAGTGGATCAATATATCCTTGAAGCTGCTTAGAGATCTCAATGAAGTGATTGAGATTACGAAGGCCAAGATACTTAGAGAGGTTCATAGCATCAAATGACAGCTGGTCAGGAACCTGGTGATATGACTTAAGTGCCATGACCTTACCAGAGATATCGAGAACCATTCCCTTCATGCCATACTGCTGGCCGATCTGCTCAAGAATAACAGAGATGCCTAGGTTCTGAGAGCGATCGATGAAGTCGACAAGATCGTTGTCTTGGAACACAGCAGTGTTGCGCGCGTGATCACCTAGACCATCGACAACAAAGTGAGTGCGCACGTCTTGAACGTTCACGAGTGGCCAGCAGCTCATCATATGAGCGTAGTGGTGATCGATCTTAAATACTTGGCAGTTGAACTGTGCCCAGAAAGGATTTTTAGTCTTATCAATCGTGTAGTACAGCTCGTTAAGAGCAATATCACGATCTAACTTGTGATGGGCATTATCGTTTACTAGAGCGATGCCGTTGAGATCGTTAAAGTCAATACCCCAGATACGCTGAGCTTCTTTAAGTAAGAACTCCATCTGGTCGCCCTCGACATGGCCCCAGTTGTAGTGCTTCATCTGATAGTTACGCTCGAACTTGATGTACCTTACGGTCTTGCCATCAGAGTAGGAGATATTGCAGTCATGTCCATCGCGAATGCTCAAGAACTTCATAAGGTATCCTTTCACTTTATCTTATATTTTTTGTCGATCTCCTTGATGCGCTGATCAAGGTAATCCATAATGATGCGTGTTAAATTGTCTGGTTCTGGGTATTTAACTCTTAAGCCAGATAACTCGTCTTGGAAGAGCGTTTTCTTTAAGATATCAATAGAGTAGTTAGCCAAATTACTCATACCCAGAACTCCAAATGGCGATCTCAGTAGGACTCTAACCTACGACCTGCCGCTTAGAAGGCGGCTGCTCTATACAGCTGAGCTATGAGACCAAAAATTATCTAACTGCCTGTGTGCTTTTGTGTTTAAGACTCTTCTTTAAGATCTTAAACCATATCTTCTGCTCGCGAGCAAGATCACCCGCAAGGATAGCAGCATAGAGGCGTTTGATTAAATTACGTGTCTTCATTTATTATCAACGAACTCTTTTAGTGACTCTGCAACAAGTATAATAGCAGCACGGTCTGGATATACCAGTGCATTCATGGCAGCTATTCGATTTGGTGAATTTGGCTCTGTCGTATCTCGGATACGCTCCATGGCCGCAAAGTATTCTCCGGTCAACTGCATCTGAGCGAAGTTAAGAAGGTCGTAGCGAATCTCAAAAGGTGTTTTTGTCATTGTAGTCTCCTGTGTTTGTTGTTTGTGTGAAGTGCAACTTTTCTGTTTCGAGGTAAGTTGCCAACCCAAGAAATTATGCCGCTAGGCGCATTTCAATAGGTGAATTATCGTTTGCAGATAATTATTTATGCAGCTGTCTCGGTCCGCCTTTAACACACCTGTCGATCCTATTTCGCCCCCATCAAAGATACACCGTCCTTACGACGCCCCAATTTACTTGGCTCTAGCAGTTAAGAACGACTCAGCGGTCTTATCCAGTGTATCCATGGTGGAGGCGGCGGGTACCGCCCCCGCGTCCAGTATGTCTATTCTGCTTTCGTCATCAACAACAGCATATATTATTTATACCATAGAGTGTGATATTTTGTACACACTTATTTTACAATTTCAAGGTGATCATCTACCACTTTAAACTTAACAATATTATAATCGTCAAAGCGATCGCCCCCATACTTAAAATAATCTCGTCCACCGTCTACATATGCTCCATTCTTTCCTGCACGATAGTCGTGTCGATAGCGAGAGTATACCACCTCACCCTCTGCCTCTAAGCCTGTAAACTCCTCATCGATGATAGAGGGACCTGCGTCAGTGATGTATAGTTTACCATCCATATCGTAATACAGGGCAAAGTAGTTGGATCCACCAGGATACATCTCTTCTTGATAGAAGACCGCTGCAGGGAAGTTTGCCCACCCGCCCTCACGGGCACGCAGGCACGTCTCGAACACGTAAGTAGCCTTATATTGCTCCTCGATCTTAGCGATGTTCTCTGGCTTGATAAAGCTACACTCATTTAGTATCTTCATTTAATCACCTTTAGTAGGATAGTGTTCTCGTTGATACGACCGTTAACGTCATTCTTCATCTCCTCAATGAGACGCTTGACTACGATCTTGCCACCTTTCAGTACAGTCTCGATGCGCTCTTGTGTCTTACGACCTATTTGAATAGCTTTAGAACTTGACTCATCAAAATTAGTAAGGGTAGTGCCGCGAACACTAAAACCACTGGGACCCATAGCATTATAAACACTAAGAGTGCTATACCTCGTATTAAATGTCCAAAGAGTCTTTGCACCAATAATAGACTCCGGATTAACAGATGTAAGCTTATGCTCATTGCTCTCTTTCTGATATTTGAAGTTCTTGAGCAGCTTCTCTGTGGTCGGCGCTTTCTTCTTACGAGGTGCTCGTGTCTTCTTAGTGTTGTCGCCATATCGCTCAGCGTCGTCGATGAGTTGTAGGTAGAAAGCTACTCGTGCCTTGAGCTGAGCCTTTGTCCACTTCTCGTAGCCCTCGATAGTTCCTGACTGAGCATCGACCATCTCTTTCCAGACAGCGCCATAGTAGTCGCCAATCTTTGTAGCGTACATAGCAGGGATCTCATTCTTCTTGAGCCAATCATATAGCGAGAACTGTTCTCCCTTGTCGATCATCTCCTCGATGTCACCAATGATATCGTACCCACGCTCCTTGATACGATCCTGTATGCTAGGCTTGTCGACCTTCTTGGTCTCTGCCTTCTCTTCCTTGATGTGAGAGATAGAGGTCTCGATTAGGCCCATGAACTTGTCATACTCGTGCGGCTCGATAGACGACTTCTTGCGCTGCGCGATACGTGCCATCCACGCTGCTGTGGTAGGGAAGAACGAGTCTGGGACCTTATCCAGTTTCTTGGAGAGGTCTGTACGGTTCGTGATTGTCAGGTAGTCCTTGAGATATCCACGTGCCTCGTCCATCTCACACATGGCGTTATACCAGTTGAAGGCACGGATCTGATCGGAAACTGTCTTGAAGTTGGAGTCTGGCTCATCGCCAAGATACTTGAAATTAACCAGGTACTGCTCGGACTTTGTCTTACGAGCTACCTTCTGTTTAGGCTTACCCTTTAGATTTACGCCTCTGGCCATGTGTGTGTCTCCTTGGTTATATTTTGATATTACACCAAGACTGGACTTTTGTACACAGTTATTTTACGAGGCAGACCCACTCTACGTCACCTATCTTGTAACGAGCATGGGTCTGCTTATCCATGTCCACGCACTTGCCCTGGTCCATCGACAGTATAGGTCTAAACTCTAAGCGTGCACCTATATAGACACCGTCAACGCCGTCGTACCTCTTGGCGAATTGGCACACCTCGTGCCGTACCCATATTGTATTATCCCACTGCACCGCGAGGTAGTCACATGTGACAGGCATAGTTCCTCCATAGGACTATTTAGCCTATTCCCTTCTCAGCGTACTCCTTAGCCTTAGTGAGTCTCTCCTCATCGTCTGTGATCACAGGCTTGAGTAGATTGTCGTAGTAGGCCACGTCCATGACCTCTTCAGGAGCATTTTTTACGGTGTAGCTATCGATCTCTGCAGTCAGCTGCGCGACCTTAGCCTCTAGCTGGTCGATGTAGTAGGCGGCTCGAGCTAGCTCCCGAAGGTCTAGGTCGATGCCGCGGCTCATCTCTAGCATTCGCTCTGCGAGTCTCACATCGGGTCTCCGTCGACCATGGCGAGGTGCTTGCCGTCAAAGACGTAACCCATTGCCCTGAGAAGAGTCTCGAACTGGCGGCACATCGTGTCAATGGTGGTGTCTGTGGCGTCGAAGTTCATCATCATGTTGATGTCAGGGAAACGCTCGTCGTGGTGCCCAGTCTGGTTGAAGCTCAAGCTGCAGTCGACGTGGTAGTTGTCATAGTCTTCCATAGTATAGTCCTCTCTGTTTGTCACTAGCTTACGCTTGTTCATGTCGTACTCACTGTTTGCTGTTTGATATATCTATTATACACAGATCTGTGGTTTTGTACACAGCTTATTCATCTTCCAACTCATTTAATAGTTGACGAGCCATTCTCCTCCAGTAGTCGTATTGGATAGGAATTTTCTCGAAGCTCATCTCCATCGGCTCGTTGGCAAAGGACATCATGAAGTCACGATAGTGCTCAGCGCGCTTGATGTCCTTCTCGAGTTTCTTGACACGCTGCTCGGCGCGTATCATCCTCTGGTCAGTGATAGGAAGAGACTCTACCCAGCTCTCTAGGGCATTGACCGCTGGCACGATCTTTTTAAGGTAGTCTAGATAAGCGTCTACAGTCTCTTCAGGAACCTTGAACTCCTCAGGTATATCAGTTGTCACAGCCGTAGTCTCCACAGTTGCTCTTGCATCCCTTCTTGTTGATGGGGCATCTCCAATTATTGAGATCGGCCTGTATGATTTTCTTTATCATTGTCTAACTCCTTGATTAGGTCACGTATGAACTGACGCCAGTGCTCTTTCTGGTCCTCGTTGTAGTGGGTGGCCCACTTGCCGCCGTTGTTGCCCAGAGCAACTCGAATGGCGAACTCCTCGATCTTATCGTCGCTCATTACTTATCTCCTTTTAAGAGTGATGCCTGCAACAGTACGTTCTCTCTCACCTGCTCGAGGTAGCACTGCTTCCAGGTTTCGGACTGTGTCTTGAGTACATCAGCCTCTCGGCGAAGGCGACCTACTTCATTACCGAGACTGGCTAGCTTAGTCTCGGCGCGACCCGAGAGCGTGTGCTCATACATGCGGATAGGGGTGTTTGGATTGTTCTTGACCCAATTGGTGCACAGCTCGTCACAGAGCTGCTTTACTTCCTCATCCATCACTTCTTCTCCTTCAGTGCGGCATGAACTGCTTTATCAATCATTTTTTGAATAGCTTTAACCGTATCAAGTTTTCCGTCATAACTGGAACGTCCATCAATCGGCAACTGACCCAAAGCATTAAAAAGTTTCTTTTGTTCTTCTGTAAAAAGATCGTATTGAGATGGTTCTTTTGATGCATACATCACTCACCCCTAATCATATCTTGTGTATTATAGATCTGAAATAGAATAACTGACCCAAAGGCATAAACGATTGCCTCAACGTTACCATCACAGAGCCACCGAATAATTGCTACCATGACTGCAGTAGAGATTAGATTAATTAACAATTTAAGAAAAGAATCCATTACTTAGCCTCCCGCCATGCTAGCACAGTAGCACCCATATGGGGCATATTGCCGATATAATAGTTTTCGTCGATCCGACCGTCATTGTACATGACATCGATGTATTTGACATCGCGAGGGATTGGGGCGGTGGCACTCCACAGACGCTTCTTCTCTGGCTTCTCGTAGTGCATCTTCGCCACTATTTCCTCGAGCCACTTGTACTTGACCTCGAGATCACTCAGGCGCTTCTCTGTATCATTCATCTTATAAGAATCCTTTCTCATGTAGTACCTACCCGTCAGACCACTCCTATAGATGCTGCCCCTCTTGACTTCCCGACTAAGGACGTAGTCGACGAGACTAATGCTGATCGGAGCCAGCTGGTTGATTACGGTATCCCGCTTAAACGGTTTATCTGCCTGAGGGCTAGAGATCCATATTAGTATTCGATTTACGTCGTACTCTGTGCGGTGCATCACTCTACTCCCTTGATAATTAGTGTCGCTTCTCTGAGACGATAACCTTTGTCATGCCAAGCCTGCACCTTCCTAGAGAAGTCATCTTCGCGCGGTTGAATCTGAGCATGTCTAGCCCATGCTTCCGTTGCTGTTAAGCCAAAAGTATTTATAAGACATATGTGGTATAATATCTTTGTTATTCTTATCTCAAGGATTAACTGGAGGTATGATCACGAAGCCATCGATATGCATTACCCTACTCTCTTACCACTCTTATCAAAGTACTGAGGAAACTCAACGTAGTGCTCCATTGCTGCTACCGCTTCCTCGTACGTATTATAAACTCCTAACATCTCATAATCATCCCAACGATCATATGGTACTGCTTTGCGTAGGATATACTTATTATCACTTGAGACAATATGACCATTAGAGATGTCAATCTTAAAAGTAGGGTGTTTTTTCTT